GCCTTCGCTGCAGCACCAAGGGGCAGAAAGCCTACGCCCGGCAGTATGTTAAAAGGATCGCCCAGGATATTCTCAAGGAACCCTTTAACTCCAAGGTCGGCCCTAAATCGCACGGGCCCAACATGAAGGATTGGAACCCGTTTGGCCGAGGGGAGGTCAACAGACCTATACGCCTCTAGACCGGCTGCCACTGGGGGGGCCCCTGCTTGGCGTCGTTCCCTTGCCACTCTCTCTAGTTCCTGCTCCCCAGGGATAAGCCGCTGCGCCCCCAATGCAATTTGAGATGCGGCTAACTTTGGCAGCTCTGCAAATGTATATGCTAATGCCTTTCCAAAGGTTTCAGGAGGCGCGTCTGATATGTAACGCTCTTCGCCTATACGCCAAGGGGTGGACTCAGGCACACGGGCGAAGGGGCCTTCAGGTGCTTGCAGCACAGGCCGCTGGGGTTGTTGGCGCTGCCTCTTTATCTTCTCCTCAAGGCGGCGTAGGCGCTCTTCCTTTGCTTGCAGCACAGGCCGCTGGGGTTGTACCTGTACCTGCTGCCGCTCTTGTTGGCGCTGCCTCTTTATCTTCTCCTCAAGGCGGCGTAGGCGCTCTTCCTTTTCATCACGAGGCGTGGCCATCAGAAGTCGCGGATGAACCTAAACTGGGGATTGAACCGGCGGCCAGGGGAGCCTCCACGCATATCAGGCGGTATCGACCCAAACCGCCGTGTGAACGGGTCAAGGCCGTTAGTCGGGGTGAACTGACCGCTGAGGTAGTCCGTAAAGGTGGTCGTAGGCAGCACTCCAGACCGCAAGGTGGAGCCAAGGTTGCCCAGATACCTGTTGTACGTCGGGGTGAACTGAGTATTGAAATACTGTTGCTGTAGAGGAGAGCGGCCCGAAAAGAGGTTCTGGAAGCTCTGGTACGTCGTTCTCGGCTGCTGCTCTAGAATATCGGACAACATGCTGTAATGGCTGGGCATCCTATATCCCTCGTTTGGTGGTCGCCCTGTGTATAGCCCCCGCGATCATCGCCTTGAACTGTTCCTCGGTCAACTCGTTCCTCTTCATTAGCCTCAAACCCGTCTCTAGCATCTCCGCGATGTCAAACTCGTTCGCCAGTCCAGGCCACTTCTGGGCCTGAATCCACTCGCCCAGGCTGGTCAGAGACCGGGACATCCCCAGGTACTCTCGGCACACCTCAAAGACGCTGAGAGCCAACTAGAAGAAGCCCCGCTGTTGAGCGTAATCAAGGAATGACCGCCCTGGAAACTGCGACCTAAATCGGTCGAACACCATATTGGCGCCCCTAACAAATGGCGCCCTAGCTGCTGGCGCTGCCGTCAGAAGAGTCGGCGCTAATGAAGCAAGGAAAGCCGCTCTACCAGGGATCTCCTCGTCTTCACTGGCGTACCTGCCAAGTGCCTGCAGTTCCCCCTCGGAACGTCCGACACCTTCACCCAAGACACCGATCTCACCACCAAGATTCACGCCTGTGCGGAAATTACTAAGGACTTGCTGAACACGCGATAGCATATCTCTTAGGCCCCCTGCATCTAGTCGAGGCCCCCTTAGATAGTCTGCAAAGCTGAGATCTGGGTCAAACGCACTGGCTAAACGGTACTGCTCGTAGACATCGTTATATCTACTCTTCAGGCCCCCTCTAACAAAAGGCGACGTCTCCCTAAAGCCAGGGCGCTCTAGAAGGTAACGCTGAAACACGTCGCTAGGTATGAACTCCTGTCTCGTTAGTTCATCCTCTCGGCTAACGGGTGGTGGCGGGAGATTGCCAATAGTGAGGTCAGGCCCAGCAAGCCCAGGCCCAGGCAAGCCACCATCATAGCCACCTGGATCCCCGCCGTCCTTTGAGCCTGCGCCAAATAGATCCCCGGGCACGGTATCAGATATGCCTCCAATCCCGCGGCCAGCACCGAACTCTGGCTCCCCATACTGGTCTACAGTACTATGCTGCTGGGCTCCAATAGCACCACTAGGCGGTATCGTATCCTCAGACCCACTGATTTGAGGTAGTCCGTAGTTGTACGTCGGATGGCTGGGCACCCTATATCCCTCGTCTTGACCTGCCCCGGGGCGAACTGACCGCTGTGGTGTAGCAAACATGGAAGCAGGGGGTGTCCAACCCCCTGGGGTACCGTGCAAACGTGGTAGGGGTTCAGGTGGCAATCTCCCGCCACCACCCGACAAGTCAACGCCGGAGTCGATATTGCCTAGTAGTTCCGCCCCCATCAATGTTCCCCGAAGTGCCTGCGCAACCATCGCATCGGGGGCGGCAACTCCAGCGTCCAGTAGCGCTGACCTAGCGGCCCCACGAGTAATCCGGCCTAGGCGCAGAAGCTCCAGAATGTCCTGGATTTCTGTTGACTGCCCCTGCGGTGCGGTACCTGATCCTGGCGGTATCTGCTGTGTCGTCATGTCTTTCCTCCTATGGGAAGAATCCTTGAACGGCATCTTCTTAATCATCAGCTTATGGGAAGAATCCTTTCTGTCTAGCGTAGGTTAGCCACCTGTCCTCTGGCCTCTCGGCACGGAACTGCGAGAACCTGTCGGCAGCGCCTGTGCTGAAGGCACCCCGCAGCGCAGGTGCAACGTCAAAAAGCGTCGGCTGTAGCGCGGCGCGGAACGCCTCCTCCTGGTCCTCGGTGTCGTACGTAGCACGAGTTGCCAACTGATAGGGCGACAGCGTTGACGGGTCTGCCGTCACGATGTCCTCTACCTGACCCAACGCGGCTCCAAGCCCTGACCCCCCAAGGCGGTCTCCGCCGAGGTAATCGAAGAAGTTCTGCTCCGGCTGCCCAATGGTATTCAGAAGATACCGGCTGAACTGGTCGGAGGCCTGCGCTTCTAGAGCATTTCTCACGAACGGCCCGGTCTCATTAAACCCAGGTAGGCCGCCAAGATACCGGCGATACACGTCGAACGGACGACGCTCCTCTTGCCGCTCGAACGCTGTCTCCTGAAAGTCGGGCGATGTTGCCGCCGCCGCTTGCTGTTGAAGAGCAGGCCCCACCGGTGGCACGATGGACTGTAGAAGCTCAAAGCTGCCGTCGGAACTGGATGAGCCGGTGGGCAGGGTAGGCTGAGTCACCCCGAAAGTAGGGTCGCCCTCTCGGGGGTCAAGGACAATAGTGCCGGGTTCCCGAGACGGGAATGTTGGAACCGGAGCGGGCGTAGGCGCAGGTGTCGGTGTCGGTGTGGGTTGCGCAGCGCCTAGTTGCACAACGCCCAGATGAGGAGGCTGCGGACCGGAAGAGGTCGGCAGTAAGGCGCCAGGGTTGGCCAGATAGTTGCTGTTGTGCATCTGGGTAATCAACGGGTCTTCGCCCACCACCCCCGTAGTCGTCTGGTTACGTTCGTACAGGTGGTCTGCCATGAACGCCGACGCCAGGTTCTCCTTGTCGGCGGCGCCGACGCTAGCGTAGTACGCCTCAATCTCAGATCGTGCCTGATCCCAAGTTATCGCCCCTGCCTCGTACCGTGCGTAAATCTGTTGTGGTGTCATCTATTACGCTCCTAATGGGGGCTGTTGCGCCCCTGGTCTTGGCGTTCCTGGGGGCACGAACGGCCCTACGATTCTCGGGTCGGGCGGCGGCGGCGATGCCCCCAGCGCCGCCTCTGGCAGCACCTGTGGGTTCAAGGTTGGCCCAGCCCCTCCCGCCGAAGGACCTACGCCGTTACCCCCGCCTAGTTCGTCACCACCTACATTACCTACCGGAGCGCCCGATGTCAATGTCGCCATCTGCTGCTGCGCCATTATCTGTAGGTCTCTCAGATAGATGTAAGCTATCTTATACTGGCCCTGCACCATGGCGTTCTCGAACAGGTTCCACAGCACCGCCACCGGCGAGGCCCGTTCCGCCTTCTGCTCCCAGAGCTCCTTCTCGATATTGTCGTTGTTCTGCCATTTCATGTGCTCGGTGCGAATGTATCGGTCAGACGCCAACGGCACACCGTCCGGGCCCTCCCTCATCATCTGCGCCGCCACGATCTTCGCGTTCATGTCCTCCGGCAGGTCTCCTATTAACTCGACCTGGGGCTGACACCCAGCCTTAACCACCTCTGGGGTGATCTCCATGCTAAAGTATTTCCGGTCGTTACCAAACCCGCTCAGGGACACGGTATCGAACGCTCCGGTAGCGTACTGGTCGGACAGCAGAGTGCATATCTGCTTTATGGCCTTGGCGACGTGGGTCATTCGCGGCCCAATTTGTGTGTCGATGCCCTTCCTAAGCTGAGTAATGGCGAAGCCGGAAAGCGCCTGCGCTAGCTCGCCGTAGGCGGTGTGAGGCAGAGAGGCACGTTGAATTTCCCCCACGATGATCCCGATGTACTCCATCGTGTTGCCCACCATCTCCATGTTGGGCAGAACCTCAATCTTCTCCCCACCAGCGAGCTGAATCTCTTGACGGTTGATCCACGGGTTGACCCCCACCTGCTTTTCGCCGTGCTCTGAAGTGGTCGTAAACGAGGAGTCTCGCGCTCGACTCACCAGCTCGGTGAATATGCTCATGGCAAAGTTGAACATCCTGTACCCGTCACGTATGGACTTCAGGGCGCTTTCGGAGAAAGAGTCCATAAACGACGACTGGCCCGTGTTCCGGGACTTTATCGCAGGCATAGACCCCGACGCCTGGAAGAACGCGGGCACCCCTGGGCTGCCGTGCGGGGTCGCTTTCTTCAGCGTCTTCCCATCAACAACAACCTTGTTAATTTCAGTATCGTAAAAGTCATAAACATCAATTGGCTCTTTATCGTCGTCAGGATTCTTCCCGTCAATGTTTACGCCCCAGTTGGCCTTGATCTCAGCCTTGGTGTAGCTGGTCTTATGGCAGACCCACTCTAGCCCCTTCTTGCCAAAGCCCCAGTAGACGTGTAGTGGGTCCCACGGTGAGATGTCAACGTACTGAGGAGCGCCCTTGGGCTTCATAAACATGGCCCGACCGCATATGGGGCCGCGCACCGTGCTGAAGGCGAAAAGCTGCTCCTGTAGCTTCGGCTGACCCAGGTTCGTCAAACGCTCGTCGTTGGCCTCAATCATGCCGTAGTAGAAGTTCTCTTTGGAGTTGTCCACGTCCCTCTGATGGGGCAGTTCCCCGTGCTCTGGGATGTGCATGAACAGCTTGGCCGAGGCTCCCCATGCAATGAGCTTGTCCACGAACACCTGTGGGCCAGATGAGGTGTATATCTTGAATCCCACGTTCTCGTCAGGCCGGTTCGGGTCCACCGGCAGGTGCTCCTCTAGCTGATAGAAGGCCCAGTCGTTCTCAAACCGCTGCCGAAGCCCGTCCGTGGCATTCTCATGGGCCTCAACCTTCTTGATGATGTCCTCTTTACTGATTCTCGCCATTGTTAATGCCTTCGCATCCTGCCCTTATACAGTTCATTTAGAACAAATCCAGAAAGTTGATATTCGGCCGACCACAACTTATTATCCCACTTAGCAAGCATGGGGCATCCCCTAATCCAACGCATCATCCTTTTCGCAAATTGATTTTTCATATCACACCGGGTTCACCGATATCTTTGTACCAGAGGAAAGGGCGTGCTTCCTCATCTGCCACGCCATGCCCACGGCCATCGGGTAGTCGTCGTGCGCTCCGACCATCGCCTCTATTCGCCCTCCCTTATCCTCTCTCCGAATGACCTTATAGAACTGCTGTAGACCAGCCATATTGGGGATACCTATCTGTCCCGCGTTCACCGCCTGAATCAGCTCTCCCCACAGGAGGACGCGAGTTCCTGCATCGGTGCGCCACCCTGGTTTCTTTTCCTTCTTTCCCGTGAGCCTATGGTAAATCTTGGGGTACTTCCCGTCCCGAGCGACCTTCAGCGTCTCCCGGCCCCAGTCGTTGTCTTCAATGGCCCAGACGGGCTGCTGATACATCCCCAGCATCCTCATCGTCTCCATCGCCAGCTTCTCTGGATCAAGCATCTTGTCCATGATGTCCGCAACGACGGTGCCGGTCTGCGCGTCCATAACGACAGAGCAAGAGAAGTCGTACCCGGTGCCGTGCGAGGTATCAGTCGCAGCCATGTATTTCCTGCCCACTCTATAGCCCTGGAAGACTTTAATCGGCCCCGTTATCATCTTCGGCCTACGGCAGTCTTCCTCCATGACCTTTAGAACCTCTAAATCAAACGCGGCAGAGGCCTGCGCCGGAGCAAGAGCCTCCGCAATGGAACGCGGATAGTTGGCCGCCATGTAAAGCTCAGGCGACATCTCGGCTAGGTCGGGCACGTTGTCCTGTGTATATTCGTACCACTCCTCGTCCCTACCTGGGCGGGCGTCCCATAATATAAAGATGGGGTGCCAGTGGTTTTCTGGAGCCTCCTGGAAAACGCGCTTAAACAGGGACACCGCCTTCTTTTTATTAACAGTGCTGCCCAGTATCATTTGGCCGCCGTTGCTGTCTAAAGTCGGCTTAACGGCTGCGTAATTAGACTCTGCGAATTCATGGAATTCCGCTTCGTCTTGGACTACTAACGTGGTGGTCTCACCACGGCCCGCGTCCTCTGTGGCAGCCAGCGCAATCATCTTGGAGCCAATGGATGGAACGGTAATCTCAGTTTGAGAGTCGGTGCCAAAGCTAAGTTGCCACTCTTTAGGCATGTTTACCCAGATGTCTCTGGCCTTTTTCAACAGCACCTTAGCCTCGTACTCCCCCTTAGAGAGAAAGAGAATAACGGCTCCAGGCTGAAATCGCGCCACCCAGACGGCGTAGGCCGCCGCAGTCCAAGAGAAGCCAATCTGCCTCGGCTTCAGGACAACCGTGAACCGATTGGCAATAAAAGAGGCCGCCAACTCCAGCAGATGCGGCCACTTCTGAAACTTAATGCGGCCCCCGCCGGGCGGCGGCACCATGATGTAAACGTAATCCAGGAAGGTAAGGAACCCGTTGGGTATCTGCCGGACCTGCTCGAATCCAGCAGACTGGCCCGCAACGGCCTTCTCCTGTAGCTCCTGCTTGAGGCTAGCTGTCGTCAATCCTGTCCGTCACTTCTTCCTCCTTCTATTTCTTGCGCCTTGCGGGTTTCTTGGCGAAGTCCCGAAGCTGCCGCTCGGACATCCCCGTCTTCGTGGACTCTCCGCGCCTCTTGCGGGCCAAGTCCGCGCCCATCATCTTCCGCTGTCTCTCACTCTTTGCTGGCATCTCCCTCTTCCTTATATATCTACCACCTCGGACACTCAGTTGTCAAAGTTCTCCAGTGCGCTCATTGCTCCCCCTTATATTATTCTCCCTCCAGTAGTTTCATGCACAGCGCTGTTAGACCAGCCACGCAGCCTGTCGCCACCTCCACGTTGCCCAGACTCAGCGCGTACAGAGCCACCAAACCCAGCAGCGTCATCCCAGCGAATATCTGCGGCCTAATCTTCATGCCCGACCTCTAATGACTCTTTTTGCAACTGGACGATGTGGTACAGTCCTTCCGTGGAAGGATTAGTAGGAATCTCCCCAGCGGAATCATACGGGGCGCCTACAAGCGATTCAATCTCCTCCAGGGTCGCAGGAACACGCAGCGGGTAGTCCTCGTGCCAGACGTTAATCCGGTCCGCAGCCTCCTCCACAATGCCCGTCCAACGGAACGTGGGATTCCACTCGGCCTCTCTCAGGTGCTCAAAGATAGGCTTAGGCTCCGATGGCATGAAGGTGTTAACCTGCTTGGCGGTTTTCATCTTACTGCCGACCCTTTCCGTAGTCCACACAGGGATGCTCCGGGCTCCGATGGGGATATCATAGCGGCCAACCATGTCACATCCTCTCTGGGCAGACCTCGGCGCCCCAGGAGTCGTTTACTGGCTCAACCTTAGTGTTGCTCTCAGGATTATGCGGCCCATGCCCATCAAACCCCACTGATTCCACATCGTACATCTGTACACGCTTAGAACCACAGTAACAGCAAACGTACACACAGGCGCTCTTAGACTGTTCCATCCCCAAAATGCAGGAGAAGTGAGGGCAGTGCCGCTCCTTCTCCGCCTCCAATGCCCTAAACAAGAGTTCGTCGCTAGACAATGTTGCCTATTCTCTCCTCGTCTCTGAGCTCCCCGACCTCCGGAGCGCCCGCCAAACGTGACCGAAGCGACGATGCCAAAGGCTCCTCCAGGTTACTAAAAGTTGTCTACCGCCTCTGCCACCCATAAACACACCTCATCTCCCTAAGCCATACCCCATCAATCTAACCTCGTAGCCCCAAACTGAAGACGAGAAGCCCAGAAGCCAGAAAGCGCACCCACAGACCGCTGTAGCCGAATCCACGTCACAGAATCAACCACAGCACCAATGCCAAGAAAGCAATCGTTACCACCGCCATCTCAGCCAGCAGCCATCTCTCACTCACGGCGCCTCAGCTCCCAGTACCCGCAGCCATCACACTCGTACCACCAATCCTCCCACACACGGCCATCTGCCCACACACACCTGCATGGAGCCTTCCACCGGTTCATTGTGCAGGCAGGACAGATTATCTCGGTCGCGGCCTTAGCCTCGATCCAGACACCCGGTAGGTCTATATCTGTTGTAGATTCGAGAAGGCGGAGGTGGTCAATTACTTCAGGCTTGTGCCTCCGGAGTTCTTCAACGAACTCTGGGGGAGCTTTGGACTTCGGGCTATACGCTATGAAGTCCCCCTCGACTGTCAGCGTTATGCCCAGCTCGTTTGCTTTTCGAAAAACGGTTTCTGCCGCGGCCACTTACACAAGCCCTTTCTCTTCTTCTTTTCTTTCTTTCGCATATAGGGTGGAGGTCCCGGAAGAAAGAATCTTAGCGCCGTCTCTGTCCTCTAGGCTGCGTATTGCGTCGTCTAGCACCTCATCAAGCCACGTATGGTAAAACCGCACAAGAGTCTTAGCTTTAGACTTCGTGGGCTTCGCCATCAATCACCGGGCCTTCTAAGGCTCTGAGCTGCGCTTCCGCCTCCAGGCCCCGTTGCTTTAGAACCTCCAGGGCCTCAGGGCTTAGGTCTGCGTAGGGGTTGAAGGAATGTTGCATGGAGCCCTTGATTTCCTTCTTGTCGACGATGAGGCCCAGGATCTTGGCGATGCCCATCCAGGCTGCTACCCGCCCCGCGATGGAGGTATCGGGGCTATCACCGGTAGCCTCGGCGCCAAGGCCTTTAAGAACAGTTTCTTGATTGAGATCTACCTTAGCCTGGAGAGACTGCTGGCGAGCGGCGATGGCACGCTGTATTTCAACCTTTCGCAACTTAGTTGAGCCTATTTGGTGAGCGGAGGGCTGAGAATAGCCAGCAGCTACAGCGGAATCTGTAATGTGATTTGTGGCGACATAGGCGTTAACGAAGGCCTGCTCTTTGGGTGTGAGCTGGCCGTTACGACGTTTGGGCATAGATCCCCCTCATTGTGTAACCTTCGGGTCGCACGGGTGCGTATGTTAGCGTCTTCGGCTTACCCATCGCCGTTGTGCCTCACACACTTTTGGGAAAACGGGGTTTCATCCTTCTACGGGAAGGATGCCCCACCCCCGTATCCAGGGGCGTAGCTTCCCCTCTGGTTTGCTGAATTTCCGCGCTTAGCCCCATTCGGCGCTAGCCTATGAGAGCCCTCAGAGTAGGCGAACCCTACCTTAGTGTTCGGGTCCCCGCCCATTCTCAGTTCAGAGCTGATTATTCGCCCCCGTAGCTCTGAGACGCACTCCTCAGTATATCTGAGGTCCCGGGGATGAGAACCCCAGGCACCAGCCCACCAGTTGATAACCCAGTTAGTGGTGCCACCTGGGGCCACCTAGCTTGGGCTTTCGGCCCCGGGGATCACCCAGGGCCAATTGCCCGCTGGCGACATCTCGCTATGGACGAGACACCCCAACCCTACCACACACCCAAAATCCCTGTCAACCCTCTAACCAATCCCACCCAGGGGGCTTGACAAATACCCCAAAGTGTGCTAGTATCAGTCTAAATCCACACAAATAGGAGGGCTATAATGAAGCACCAGTTTGAGGAATATGGAAGTTTGGCTAGCCCTTGCCTACGTTGCAACATCCCGTTTGCGTATGCGGGCACATACCGGGGGTGGGTCGGTATCCCATGCCGGCAGGAGCGCTACACACCTAGCGAGGAACTGCGGATTACCAATCGATACCTTGCGCATTGGGAGCCCTGGCGCCGTGAGTTCACCAACATGACTACAGGACAAACTTTCGCAAGGCCGAAGACGACTTACGAGCGGATAGCAATCGCACAATAGGAGGGTCATAGCATGGTTACAAAAGCAGAGGGATCCACTTATCTAGTAGGCCACTACCAGTATTGGGACATTGCAGATGAGCTCAAGGAGGCAGCGGGCGGCTATGCGTGTGGGAAGGCATCTCTCGCCCAAGCTACCCAAGCCCTAGAGCAGCGCCAGCAATTTTTAGAGGAGAAATTACGGGAGCTTTACGAGGAGGTGATTCATGACGCTCACGAGCATTTCGCAAGAGGCTAAACGTGGACGCCCTACCCCCGACGATGCTAGAGGTTATCCACATTGCAGCTGTCAGCAAAAAGGACGCAACGCGAAGCTTCAGGCAATCATCACGATGGCTATGTAGCCACAAGTAGAAAAGGAGAGCATGATGATCTTCGTTGACGATCGCACAGAGGAAGAGAAGAAAACCCACCGGTTAGCCGTGGTGGGAACCGACACATTCATGTCCGGCTGGGGCCAGGCCGAGGGTGGCGTATCCTATGCAGGGTGGGCGTTCACGCCGGCTCAAGAGTCCAAGGCCATAACTAGGATTGAGAGCCGCGGCGACATGAAACGGGTGCGAGTGGTTATGCTGGACGGATACCGCCCCAGCGGGGTAGGGCACTGCCACATCTACGTCTACAGGGATTAGGAGATACCCGAATGAGCCAGCAAGACACGTTGTACACCACCGCAGAGGTCGCCGACAGGCTCAGAGTCAGCGTGAAGACGGTGCTGTATTGGGTCAGCATCGGCCGGCTGAAGGGCCGGAAGATTGGCCCAGCCCGCAACAGCCAGCACCGGTTTACCGAGCAGGACGTCCAGGAGTTTCTAACCGAAGGGAGCAGAGCATGACCAACACCAAGACGCAGCACACACCAACGGGCTGGGAGTATCGACCGAACAAAGGTGTAAATCTAGGTAGTGATAAAAAGCCGGCCTATGTCGTCTTTGACGACGCGTGTTGGATTGTTGAGGTCGAGCTAGAGGACGACGGCGTTTATGTAAACGGAGTGCTGATTCAAAACTTCTAGGAGGTTATCATGTCCGACGAGCTTACATATTCAACGTACCGAGACGCAATCAAGAGCATAGCGCAGGACATTATGGAGGAACACCCAAGCCCCGACGAAGACAGCGACGGCAGGCGAGAAAAGGTGTGGGAGTGGGTAGACGGCCACCATTACGTCATATACTACGCCTACCATGAAGAGGTGCTACGCGCCACCGAGAACGAACCCGACGGAGCCGAGGTTGCGGGGTTCGCAGGCGAGAAGTCTGATTGGCGGGACATGAGGCAAGTGGCGGTGTTCCTGGCAATGGAGGCCGACGTCCACGAAGAACTACGCAGGCTTGAGGAAGAAAAGGAAGAAGCCGAGGAACTAGCGGAGGTCGAAGCATGAGTTTCTGAATCAAGAAGGAGGAACAACATGGAACAGACTCACACAGCCCCTAGATTCAGCGCTAAGGTTGAGCGCAACAGCCGCGGAGTCACCTGGTCCGTCCACGCCTACGGGGACACCACAGACGAGTGTCAGAGGCTACTGGACGAGATGGTGGCTGACATGGAGGCCAAATACGGCAAGCCGATTCTTGAGAAGGAGGCAACAGCATGAGCATCAAGATGGTTGAACAACGAGTATGCGACTTCCCAGGATGCGTTGGCGAATCGAATAGCTTAGATTGCGTTGAGTGTGGGCGCGACTTTTGCAACGCCCATTACCAACGGCTTCCTGGCCCCAATAATCTCCAATTGTACCTCTGCGGCAACTGCGTCATCGAGAAGCTGCCCAACGTGGCCAACAACCTCGGCTTCAAAACCAAGTCCTGAGTTTATCGAAGGATTAAGTCATAGGAGGACAAAATGGAAGACAAACAGATAGCAATAGCCCACCCCACCGGCCTAGAACTACCGGACCGGAACACCGTACAGCAGCAACTCCGAGCCGTTCACGCCTTTCAGTTATTGGTCAAAGAGACCTTGATTGAAGGACATGATTTCGGGACCATCCCAGGCACCAATAAGCCCACACTGCTGAAGCCAGGGGCGGAGAAGATAAACAAGCTGCTGGGACTAGAGGAGCACTACGACATCCTGGAATCTACCGAGGACTGGGACAAACCTAGATTCGCTTACACTGTCCGTAGCCGCCTTGTCCACTCAGCTAGCGGCCAGACCGTCGTAGAGGGGCTAGGCGAGTGCAACAGCTACGAGTCCAAGTACCGATGGCGCTACCTCAATCGTAGCTGCCCCTCGTGCGGTCAGGAATCTATCATCCAGGGCAAGGCCGAGTACGGCGGCGGCTGGGTCTGCTTCAAGAAAAAAGGCGGTTGCGGCGCCAAGTTCAACGACCAGGACACCAGCATCACCGGCCAGAAAATAGGCCGAGTAGAGAACGACGACATATTCAGCCAAGTAAACACAATACTCAAGATGGCGAAGAAACGAGCCCTGGTTGACGCCTCCCTATCCGCAGGCCGACTGTCTGACATCTTCACCCAAGACATGGAAGACCTCGGCAACGACAAAACCGAACCAACAGCCTCTAAAGAATCCCCTGTGGAGGTCCCTGAGAGGCCCAGAGACGAACGGAAGCACGAAGAGAGCAGTAACCCCACCGAAGGGCCTGGGGACGGACAGACGGCGTTCTGGACATGGGTGCGGAGTCAGGGCAAGGCGCCGAAGGACGTGACGGCGGTGCTGGGTGCGCCGCTGGTCAACTGGCTCAGGGAGGACGATAGCCGGAGCTATGCGCAGGCCAAGGGCGTCTGTCGGGCTCAGTGGCAGAAATCGGATTAGCGATGCCAATGCGTGCCTCGACTGCCCACGGCGCTCCATCTCAAGACTCGCCTCTACAAAGCGGCCTAATGGCCCACGACGAGCCTTGCCCTGTCGAACCATCACCAAACACACCGCCCTACGAGCCTTGCCCTGTCGAATCCGACCCGAACCGTGCGTCTAATCGGGTCAGTACGTGGCAAACCGCGCCATAGCATCCTAGAAAGGAGGACACAATGACTTGACACACCGAGTTTTAACCTGCCTCGCCCGAACATTTCAGTTCTTAACCAAATGGTTCAAAAGAAGGAGGAAACACATGGATACCAAGGACGAATTTTTGTATCGTAGGTACAGCATCAGCCTAGACTTCGCCAACGGGCTAGCTGGTGGCACACCCCTAACCAGCAACCTCATCAGTGAGCACATCCAGCTCTTCGCTCAGGGGGTGTCCAACCCCCTGAAGTACGCCAAGCAGGTCGAGGGCGAGGTGACGGAGGAGGCAATGCAGGCCCACCTAGCCCGCTGCTCGTCGGGGTTTCCCGCCGACGAGGACGGGATATACCTTCGGGGCTTTCAGTTCAACGCCATGCTAAAGGATGCGGCGCAGCGCATGAAGGCCACGGTTTCCAAGAAGGGGCTAGGCAACACCATTCGAGACGGCGGGCTACTGTTCCCGCACCGGATATACCTGGATGCGGAGCCGCTGATTATCGAAAGGCCGGTCAAGCCTGACAACGCGCCGTCCAACATCAAGGTGTTCCAAGTAGCAGAGGACGTGCATCTGACAATACCCTGTGCGGTGCTAGAGAACGGGGACCTGCCCGACAAGCTGTTCAGGCAGATGTGGATCGTGGCGCAGGGGATCGGCCTCGGTGCCAACCGGCACCTTGGGTATGGCCAGTTCAAGGTCACAGGACTCCAAGAAACGGGCAACTGGGACATCACGGAACTGTGGCAGGACGGCAATGAGCCGCTAGAGACATCGCCAGTGCCGGAGGTGGTGCCAGCGGGCAAGAAGTAGGGTTGACCCTTCCGTGGAAGGGTTGACAGGTCGAGAAGATAGATATACCCTACCGCGCGGGCGGCGGCGTTCCTGTTCACGGGTGAGAGAGCATATGACCCTCCTTCACCTACGGAGCCTCAGTACCAACGCCAGGAACCACTGCTAACGCCGCCGCCCGCCACTTCAGGAGAGACGATGTGTCCTCGGTGCGATAGGCTCCTGTACCGGTGCTACGACGAGACGAAGTGCCTCATGTGCGGCTACGTGAACTACGCAAGCTACACGGGCACAAGCCGTCCTAGCCCCAACCCCAGCGACGAGTGGATTCCCATCATCACGTCAGGCGCCAGGGTCCCGCCTCGCGTCACCCGACTTCCAGGGGATGCAGCCCATTACAAAACAAAGAGTCGGCCAAAGATACGCGCCTGGATCTACCAGCAAACGATGAAGAATCCAACGGAACTCATCAGGCTACGAATTGAGTGGCTAGCTGAGCGCCGTGTCGGGCGCAATGGGTACAACGGCCTACACAAGGCGGTGGTGCAGGACGTGTCCGGCTGGCCCTGGCACCGGTGGGCGCCGGACAATATGTCGCGCATCGGCGATGTCAACGCCGGATTCAGGGCGGCGACCGGAATGCAGCTGGTCGACCTACGTGAGTGTCTGCTCCTAGAGGCAGACACCAGAGCCGCCAAGAAGGAGCAAGCCCATGCTAGATAAGACCTGCAAGTGGGTGCCAACGGGATTCACCTGCGTCGTCCACGGCGAGTCGGCAATCAGGATCCTGAACCCAGGAGACTATCGAGATGGAGCAGCTCGTAATGAACAGCACAGCAAAGGACATCCGGAAGAATCGACTACTTTCAAAAGAAGAAGTGCGGGCTTGGATACTCGAAGCACAAGCACTCCTCGCCCACCTGGAGCAGGAGTTTGAGGCCCTTCGACAAATAGAGGCCGGCCTACAGGGCTGGCTAGAGCAACAAGACGAGGCGATAAAACGCATCGCTGGGACACCTTGACACCCATGTCCCGTTATGGTAGATTAGGAACTGTGAATGATTCGTGAAGCTGTATACACCATCACTGAGGCAGCGGGCGAACTTGGTGTCGAGCGCCACACGATACGCCGGTGGATTGACTCAGGCAAGTTACCCGCTGAGACAGTCGGGAGGGTTGTATTGATACCTCGCTGGGCGGTCAAGAACCTTCAAGAGCAGCGTAAAGCACCCCGTTGACCGTAACGGCAGTTGAAGCTGTCGGGGCCAATACTCATTTCACCGCCTCTGAGAAGTCGGTGCTCGGATACCTTGCGTGGCGATCCAACGAGTCAGGGCTTTGCTGGCCGAGTGTTCCCAACATTGCATCCTGGACCGGTCTATCACTGAACACGGTTCGCCCTGTCCTGAAGAGGCTTGAACAACGCAACTGTTTCACCCGCAATGAAAGGCATGGACAGTCTACCTTCTACCACCTGAATGTCAACGCCATAACTGAGTACACCCCTACCAAAACCGTTGGTGCTACCCCTCCCAAATCTGGGAGTACCAGTTTTGGTACCCCTACCAATATTGGGGGTACCGCCCCTACCAAATCTGGGGGGGTACCCCTCCCAAAATTGGGGGGGAGAAAGACAATAGATAGACAAGTTGAAAGACAAGTATATACGGGGGAAAATCCAGAATGGTATTCGATTTTGTACACCCTCTCAGATCAGGTGCCGAGTTATGAGCATTGCCAGGGCTGGTTGGATTCCAAGAGCATATCGACGGAACACGCTGAGAACACTGCCCTGGCCATGAAGTCGAAGCTCCGGTACGAGAAGGACAAGTGGTGGATGGACAGCACTAAGGGTAAGGTCAGTTTCGTCACCATTTGGGGGGTGTTCCAGGTCTGGGCAAAGCGAGAGTCGTTTAGCCGCAATGGTCGGAGGCCAAAAGAGAATGACGTTCAAACCTACATTGACGCCGAGCGAGAGCACAAGCAGAAAGTTGCGCGGGCTGAGCGACGACGTGCTATGCCCAAAGTGTTCATGCATGATACCTGATTTCCACGGTGCGGACGAGGCTATTGCGGAGCGGGGCATTGTGCGGGATGCATATCTGTGTAGGTGTCCTGAGAGAGAATCCACCGCTGTAAGTGAAGCGCAGCTCCGGTGGGGCGACTCGAATGTTCCGCACCGCGCTCCAGGCCAGACGCCACTTACATTCAAGAACTTTGAGAGGAAAAAGGGCGTTGAGAGAGCATACCTAGCGGTCGGAGAGTTCGTTCGTAAGGTAGCGGAGAACCACATCGTGGTCATTTCTGGCGAAAGAGGCACAGGCAAGACCCACCTGCTAGAGGCCATCGCCCGGGAGTGCCTGAACCAGGGCGGCAAGGTGCGGTACGAGTTGGTGTCGGAGATGGTGGACCGGATGCGCGGCACCTATAGCGAGAACGCCACGGTGGATCTACACAGCCTCATGGAGTGGTATCGCGGCCAGGGGGTGCTACTGCTGGACGACCTAGGGCTAGAGAAGGCTACCGACTGGACGGCTGAGAAGGTGACTGCGCTGGTGGACGATCGGTACCGGAACGGGGGCAGGCTTGTGGTGGCTACCAACCTGAGCAACCGAGAGCAAATGGCGGAGCACATTGGGGACAGGCTAGCAGACAGATTGTGGGACACCAACACCGGCGCCGTGAAGCAGGTGTATCTCACCTGCGAAAGCTACCGCACAGGAGGATGATTGAATGCCCCCCCTACCACGAACAGAAGATAGAGTGGTTACATTGCCCTTGTCAGCATCTAGGTGGGCTTACATCCGAAGCCCCTTCCCTATGACAGAGGAAGAGTGGTCACAGATGGAAAGCTTGTTAAAGACGATGAAGCCTGGTCTGGTTATTAAAACGGAGGACTCCACCCTAGCTAGATAGGAACCTCACCTGCGACAGCTACCGGACAGGAGGATGAGCATGACCGCGTCACTCAATCGGTGGGACATCATGACTAAGCAATGCAAGTGTGGGCATCATCTGAGGTGTCATATGCGAAAGGGCAACCATGGGCCTTGTCGGTCTGGGAAGTTTTGCTTATGTCTTAAATTCAGTCAGGAGGCCGAAGCCCTTCCCAGGAAGGGCGAAGCCTGATGCAGCCGTGGTGGGATAACGGGATCGTCAAGCTCCTACACGGAGATAGCCGAGAGGTCCTGCGGCAGATGCCCGACGAGTCGGTTCACATGGCGGTGACCAGCCCGCCTTATTGGGCGCTTCGGGATTATCAACTAGAGCCGCTGACGTGGGGTGATGGATGGCGCGGCTCCCTGGGCCTTGAGCCAACGCCGCAACTCTACATCGCGCACCTGGTGGAGATATTCGAGCAGGTGCGCAGAGTGCTTAGGCGCGACGGTACCCTTTGGTGCAACATTGGCGACTCCTATGCCGGTTCAGGCCAACCAGGCTATCAACGGAGTGCTGATTCAAAACTTCAAGGTCGTGCGCATAGAGAACGACGGCGTTTATGTAAGCAGCTAGACAAGTTGGGGGAGCGGCTAGGTACGGGTGGCGGCAAGAAGCATTCTAGTCAACTGTCTGGCCGAGCACCGACTCCGTTGGGCCTCAAGCCCAAGGACTTGGTGGGTGTCCCGTGGATGCTGGCCTTCGCGCTACGGGATGCGGGCTGGTATCTACGCAGCGACATAATATGGTCAAAGCCCAATCCTATGCCTGAATCCGTCACCGACCGGCCCACAAAGGCGCACGAGTACCTGTTCCTGTTGAGTAAGTCGGAGCGGTACTACTACGACCAGGATGCTATTCGGGAACCCGCAATCCATGAGGGTCGTGTTGTTAAAGCGTATCCACCAGATGCGAAGAACCTAGATGGCGTGAGTGAAGTCAACGACAGAAGAACAGCAAGTGGATTTGCCAACCACGATACGCTAGTCAACGGCCGCAACAAGCGCTCGGTGTGGGAGATAGCCACTCAAGCCTTTAGTGGCGCACAGCTACAAAGCGACCATCAGGGCCATGAGGGACAGGATGCTGTCGTCGGTGGCAAGGAACGCATAACGTCTCCAGATTGTCCAACGCATGGGGGTCAGCCTGGCCAGCCTTCCAAGGGCGACGGTGATGGACATGCAGCCGAGTGCCGCCAGACCCGCACCGAACGCAGCGCGACGAGTCGCGCTGCAGGGCACGTTGGCGATTTCGGCTCCATTCAGATGCACCGCGAGCCGCTGAGTGAGGGCGATAATTCGGGTTTGCCTCTCTTTGAGTATGGATACTCTGCCAGCGCCCATAACATTGAAAGCCACAAAACGGGCCCCGCTCCTGAGACCAGTCCTTCATATATGCCTTTCGGTGGAACAGGCAGTCACATTGACGGCACACCAGGGCCACCAGCGTCCGACGCTTCTCATCACGGCAGGCCCGGGAGCACATCTTCGGAGGGCTGCGGCGAAGATGCGACGGAGATAGAGGTCGGCGAAACTGAGTGGAACAGACTTCGCAGGTGTACGTGCTCATACTCTAATTATACCACAAAAACAGACCACTTCGCCGTGTACCCAGAGAAGTTAGTCGAACCCTGCATCCTGGCGGGAACCAGCGAGCGGGGTTGCTGCCCTGGCTGTGGCGCACCGTGGCAGCGGATTGTAGATTATCACCGCGATGGCAAGGATTGGCGTTCTGGCGACATGCTGGTGAAAGGAAGAGGTGCCGAGGTTCGCCAGCCAGATATACCGCGTAATACCATAGGCTGGGAGCCAACCTGCAAGTGCGGGCATGAGGACACGGTGCCAGGTACGGTTTTGGATTGCTTTGCAGGAACTTCTACTACTGGGGTAGTTGCCCAAAAACTTGGCCGGCGGGGAATAATGATAGAAGCGTCGCTAGATTATCTAGCATTGAGCAAGAAGCGCCTTGCCACTGTGTCGCTACCTATGTATGGAGTTGAATCCTTCCGCCGAAGGATGAAAGCATGACCGCCACCATCACCATAGAGCTGGGGTTCCTGCCGCCGAGGGAGCTCTGGGGTAAGGCCGGAGGTCGGGACTGGCCCTATCTGAAGGCAAAGAAGAAGATGAAGCGGAGCGGCTTTGATCATGGCGTCTTCGAGCTCAGGGACTTTTACCTGGTGCCTAAAATCTCGCTGAAGTATTTCTTCCACCACAATTACGTGCTGGACCTGGACAACATGATTATCGCCATGAAGCCTTGGCAAGATGGGCTGGTTCAAGCAGAGGTGGTGATTGACGACAACGCTAACCGGGTCCAGTTGGAGAGACCGGAGTTCGTGCGGTGTAAAGAGGGGGAATCCAAGACTGTGGTGGAGGTGCGAGAGATATGAACCGGAACCTTATGCTGCCCGAACACTTACCTCAACACTTCCCAATAGGGGTTAAGCTACGGTTCTTTAACTACAACCTTGACCGGGCAATACGTGCTAAGGGGTGGACCCGTGAGGAGGCAGCCAAGGCTCTGAAGATTGCACTCAACACGCTATATCAGTGGCTCCGCTTTGCATTCTATCCTAGCGAGGAGGCCCGCTTACGGGCGTCTATTGCGTTGGAGGTTCCTGAGGAACATATCTTCCCTGTGGGGCTGAGTGGGTTCCGCCTAAAGCGGCAACCTGAGGCTTTTGCAATCACCAGCGACGACGTTGACCAAATGCGTATTATCAGCGACGACGGTGACCTTTCGCAGCTGTTCCTGCGGGAGGCCATCTCCAGGGGTCTTGAAAGTTTAACCCCACGTGAAGCACTTGTGCTAAGACACCGCTTCGGCCTTGAGGCCGAAGAAGCGCAGAGCCTTCGAGCTGTGGGGGACATGATGGGAGTTACGCCAGAGAGGGTGCGGCAGATAGAGGCCAAGGGCTTGAGGAAACTACGGCACCCATATCGGGCCGGCCCACTCCGGGGATTTCTTAAAGGGGAGAATATCGAGGATGAACGGCTGGCTGTTTGCTGCCCGATTTATAGCCATGGAGAAAAAGGCGTCTTGCAAGAGTTCCACACCTACCATGAAGCAGAGAAGGCGATGGGAGAGATTGCAGAGGGCCACCTAGAGAACTATAAGTACTACGGGCGCCCCCGAAAGTGTGAGCAGCCCCTATACATCAAGAGCACCTTAACCAGCATAAAGTGGGAGGACGGAAAGCCCCAAGTAGATGAATCAGGTCCGTGGCCTTTGGGCCCAAGAGAACAGAAGGAGGAGCCATGAAAACTTCCCAGGGAAGGATGAAGCTAGACCTTGAGGCCATGCTGTTGACGGATAAAGAGGTCGCTGCAACCGTAGACGCCGTTAGCGAGAGTCATGAGCATTAAGATACAGAGCTTTGCTTAATATCAGATGTTGTCCTCACACAGAAGATGTGCTGCAAGGCCCAGCGGGACAAGGTGCTGTGGGAGTTGGCGCTAGATATCCTGTACACAGATGCGATGTACCAGCAGATTTCCGAGTTGCCAGAGAACGATGTGTACCGTGAAGGCGTGGTTAATGGGGTGCAACTCGTTGGGAACTGGATTCAGACAGCACTTGAGGAGGCTGGCATCGAGCCCTTCGCAAGGAAGGGCGAGCGGCCTAGCACCTAGCTCCCAGTCCTTCTTAGGAAGGGCCAGCGTTGTACTTCCGAACCGCCTTTAGCCCCTCTTTAAGCAGGTCCTCCAGGTACTCCGGCACGTTCACGTCTATGGTGATCTCGAACACGTACTGCGCCGGCGGGGACATGGCCGCCAGATACAGGCCCACCAACGCTATCGCCACCCCAGCAACGTTCAGAACGGTATCAGCCACTCGCAAAGAGGCGTGTTTCACCCCCGTGAGTAGCAAACTACCTAAGAATCCCAAACTTCGCTGTACGTGGCGCTGGGGGTGCCTTCAGGTGGATTCCTATGTCCTGCCATGTCTTAGTTTAGCCACCTCTAGTTGGGCGGCTAGCCTGTCCTCCTCGGCTCGGCGACGAAGGGTGCTTTCTCTCTCCAGGTTCTTGTTGCATTCCCTCAGCTTAGTCTCTAGCAGGGACACCCTAGTGCGCAGGGCGGCCAGGGACAGTTCAACCTCCGTCCCGTCGGCCTTAGACCGCAGCGTTAGGGCAGCAAAGAGCAGGGTGCCTGCGGTAAGCAGTAGTGCGGCTAGGGAGACCGCAAGTGCTTCCATCTTCTCTCCAAGTAGGGCTTTATGATCGCCAGTTCGTGGATAACCGCTGCGGCCCCAGCCACTGGCAGCACCATTAGAACGCGAGAGCCCGCGAACGTGTTGTCGAACAGGTGGAACACAGCCCCAGCGAATCCAACGAGCAGGACGAACTGCTGAAGGGCCAGGAGCCCAACGTGCCATCCGTCTCGTCGCCTTAGATATAGAGCCCCTGCTGCCATCACAGCACCCAGCACCATGAGCCAGCCCCTCTCAACGTAGATGTTCCAAGCGACACCGCCGTGGGCGTCCGCTCCGGTTGGCGGGTCAACCAAAACGTGGATGCCCCACCAGAGGACAGAAACAGAACGCGCCCCAGCAATATCGCCATCATCGGTTATTCATTAGTAGATTATCGCCTTTGGGGTGTTACAGGGCTGGTCGCGGCAGTCCAGTAGGCCAAGCAGCTTTTAGTGCTGTTGGGTTAGTGTGGATCGACAGGTCGAAGGTCTGCGGGATGTCCCGTAGCACCTGCTTCTCGGCGGCTATCTGTGCCTGAAGCGCTGCATCTCTCGCCTCAAAGGCTTTCATAAACTCTGTGTCCTTCTCCTTGAGCTTGTCGTTTCTGACGGCTCTTATGCGATCCATGTGAATACCGCGAGCCTTGGGCATGTTGACCTCTATCTTGTTCTTCCACTCCCACGCGTTGCGGTAGGTGCGATCCGTTGGCACAGCGGGCTCGTCCACGATCTCAAACGGCGTTCCCGTAGGGATGCTACGGGCTGCCACCCGCGTTAGTAGCTCATCCTCAGTCTCGCCTTTAGGCCGTAGCCTGTCGCCATAGGCAGGGTGAACGACGCACATTTCGCCATTGGCATCGGTGTAGATAATCTTCTTAGTCATTACTGGTCTCCGTATATCGCTGTAGCTGTGGCTCTATCCGCCATGTTCGTCTCTGTGTCCGTAATGCGCAACCTCACAGACCCTACGGCGGCGTCGCTGGTATTCGTTGCATGCGTGCCAGAGAATTCGTCAACCGCTGTAACAGGGGAGTAGTTGGTGCTGCTGAAATTTGTGGTGAAATTAATGGTTCTGTCCCCCGTGTCTGTATCCGTCACAGAGGCTACGTTATAGCTGCCCGCGTCAAGGGAACCGGAGTTTGCTATTCGGCAGAACACCTTTGCCACGCCGGGGGAGTGCTTGATGAGGTCAGGGGGTAGATAGGTGTTCTCATTAGTCTCCGCCTCTATGGCCGCCTGGGTGGCCTGTGAGACCCCACCCCCTGTCTGGAACGTAGGCGCTGCGCCAACGCCGTTGCTTGTCAACACCTGCCCCGCCGTGCCCACCGCGACTGCTGCGGGCGCAGCGTTAGCGTCCCACGTGATAAGCTCCCCGTCCGTCCCGTTGGCGAGGTCGGCTACGTCCACGTTAGAGAGTGAGTTGCCCGTCCCGTTGGCGTCGAAGGTCTTGTTGGTGAGAGTGGCAGTAGCAGCGTCGTAATAAGCGGTTAGATTATCGACAGTGATTTTCTTACCAACGCCCCCATCATTGATGAACACTTCATCTGTGCTTGCGGGGGTTGCAGATAATGCGGTGAAGTTCTCAGGGTTGAGAAGCTCGACGGCGTTGATCTTCTTGAATGTCCCCGCATCGCTGATGAGTAGCTCATCCGTCTCGGCAGGCCCAGCGCTTAGCTCGGAATGCCCCGTGATGATGCCGATTTCAATCTCGGATGCGCCCACGTTGGACAGGGAGTTGCCCGTGCCGCTGGCGTCATAGGTCTTGTTGGTAAACGTGTCGGTCGTCGCCTTGCCAACAAGCGTGTCAGTGCCCGCAGGAACGGTGTGGGTGTTCAGGGTCCCAAGGTTCACGATGTTATTGGAGTTGAAGTCCGCCTGAGTGGCATTTAGCGCGTACTCCGCAGTATCGTTCACCGACAACTCAAATGCCGCGCCTGTCGGTACGTTCAGGTGCAGCTGGTTCGTGCCGTCGGCGTCTCGACCGATGGAGTAGTCGCCTGCTGTAACTGCAACGCCCGTGCCCCACACTAGCTGGCTATGAGTCACCAGGTCGCCGGTGCCCACCACGCGGGTGTTTATCACCATGTCGGTCCCGTCGTAGTCTATGTCGGCATCGCCACCTGTGCCCAGCGTGAGATTTACGCTGTCGTTCAGGGTAATGTCCGCGGTGAACGTCTGGGCCAGACCCAGCACGGCTAGGGTGTCCGTGCCGGTAATGAGAGGCAGGGTGAGAGTCCGGTTGGCCGTAATCGCTGCGGGGAGGATGTCGTAGACGAAGGTGTCAGCGGGGTTCCGAATCTTCAGGGTCGCCGTCTCTATCTCTCGCAGCTGCACGTCAGTCTGATACCGTGCCCACAGAATCGTGGTGCCGGAGGTTATGCGGACGTCGTACACGCCTTCAGCAACAGAGGCCGTGGCCCAGTAGCCGCTGGCGTTGGTGGTAGTCGTGGCCGTTGCAGAGCCGGTTCCAGTTGTTTCGTCGGCTCCAGTGGCGACGGTGAACACCGCGACGTCGGCGGCGTTGATGCCCACCCCAGCGGCGGTGTGTAGGTATCCTGATAGGTTTGGCATTGGCTACTCCTGCATCTGGCTATGGTCTCGGTACTGCAACGCCTCCTCGACGTAGTGCCGTGGGTTTCTCATCAGGTCGTCCTCGTCAATGAATATCAGCGTGAGCCCCTGACCCGCTAGTTGGGCCCGTGCGATTCTGTCTCTAGCGATTACCTCTGGCCCAAGACCGTAATGCCAGTAGACTCCCTGGACATTGATGGCCAGGTCCGGCGGATCGTAGAATAGGAAGTCGATAATGACGCCACCCCTCTGTATCCGGCCTCCCATGAGCGGCGACTGGTACGTGAAGTGCTCCCCGTCCCGTTTGCCCAATCGGGCAAGCTCTCGGTACACCAGCCACTCCGGTAGAGAGCCAAGCCACCAGTCGGGAACATGTAAGTTACTTGCAACCTGAGTCGTCATCTCAGCAACATCACCCAGTCCACTTTGTCATTGTTACTTGCGGCGTCCACGTAGAGCACTGTTCGGGAGATGCTGCCGCCCTCAGAGGCAAATGGAAGGGCCTTCCCCACGTCAGTCTTGCTCAGGCTGAGGCCAACGGTGGAGGACACATCGCTGAGACCAAAGTAGACATCGCCGTTGTTGCCCTCATGCGGCTTTATCATCATCCAGGCCACGTCGCCCGCTGTGGAGTCAATCTGAACAGCGGTTCCCGCCGACGGTACGTTCGTCGTCCCAATCGCTAGGGTAGCCATTAGACTTCCACGAACACCAGGCGTATGTCGCCCTTCCACTCGTTGCCCGACCATTCCAGGCCCTCGGCGCCCTTAACCTTCACGTAATAGTTGTAAGGGTTACTGGTTCCAGCATCGTCGGCGTCCCTGCTCCGGTGCGTGTACTCCACGCTTGTCGGGCTCTCCACCGCGCTGCGCAGGTTCTCGAACTGCTCCTCCATGCTGGCACCGCCATAGCCCTCCTCCAGTCGTATGGTGACAAAGTGTATCCACTTCGCCGGGTCGGTCTTGTCGTACTCCAGCGCCACCTCTCTGACGTCAGCCTTGTTCGTCGTGGTGCTGCCCCGGGCATGGTCAACCCTGACCTGAAAGTCTCGAAAGGCTGTACCTGTTGGGGTAGTGCTATCGGGGAAGTCGTAACTGGTGACCCCGTCGCTGGTGATAGCGGTGAGTGCAGTCCAGCCGCCGCTGTTGATTTGGTAATACGGAGTAATCGTCTCATCGGAACTCGCGCCCGCTACGTCAACCAGAAGGCGATAGGCCGTCTTGTTCACCTCCGACTGCCCCGCATTGAAGATGGGGTAGTCCGTTCGTGCCGAGGCCGCATATGCGTAGTCGCTGACCTGGTCAGGGTTGGTGATGTCCCGCTGTAGCTGAATCCAGTGAATCCGCATGTTCTGACCAAACCAAAGCCGGTACTCTCCGTAGGCGTTGGACACGAACATGAAGTCAATTGACCAGTCGGTAGACCCCGAAATCCACGGGGCCATCCATCCCATTCCGTCCCAGGCCAGAATCGAACTGTACCCAGTAGAGTTAGGAACGGCGGCGGTCAGGTGCCCACCACCGGCCAGGTCACCGAAGGCCGAGCCACTATAGACGGTACGGGCCACCGCAGAGGTGCCGTCAACAGCGGCCAAAAGGTCGTTGTGGCTTGCCGCTAGCTCAATAATGACACCGCGGTAATCTGACGGTAGGCCGTGATCTCGGTCAGGCCCCATGGTAGTAACAATAGTGGTCTCGCCCGCTCTACGCCGATAGATACCGAGACCCGCAGGGATAAACAGGCTATCCCACCATCGGACTGAGCCAACCCCGTTATCTGGATGTGTTGGCAACTCCGGCTGGGTCTTCACCCACTTGGCATTGGCCGCATCGTGAGCGTATAGACCAACGGTGGTCATGCAGTGCAGGATTTCCTCTCCCGCTGCGTCTCGGTCTATAAGCAGGTCTGTTACCGAATCGTCTGGCAGCGGCAACTGAGCGTCGTCCGTCCAGGTGGGCGTCCCCCCAATGGTGAGGTCGGTTGCGAACTTCAGTTGGCCCGTGTTGTCGATACCCCAAAGGCGCCCGTCCCAGGACTCTAGATACTGGATGTCGTCGGTCTCGTCCTCAAAGGTGGAGCCGTCTGCGGTACGGGTATAGTGGGTCTTACAGGCCCAGACAGCGTAGACTGTGCCACCGACCCTGGCGGTAATGGCGTCGGTCGCCGCAGCGGGCAACGCCGCTAGGGACGACCCCCAGTCGTCGCTAGTGTTGGTGTAGCCGTAGATATTGACGCCGTGCGGCACGTACAGGACACTACTGAGTTCGGCAGGAGGGCCGAGATTGTAGACCCCCGCTACGGCGGAGGCCGTTGTGGTCGCCAAGGGTGCAGGAACCAGGTGTTTCTTGCCGCGTAGATTCGCGGTAGACCACCAGACGCGGTTGATGTCGGTGGACTCGTCCATCCTCTCAATGCCCATGCCGCCGCGCAGGTCAGACCAGGACACGATGGAGCGGTTCGGATGGCTGTCCTTGGTCGTGTCGCCAATAACCACCTTCCCCGGAGGCCTGGTTAGGCTAGCCCGAATCGGCGGCAGAATCTTATATCGCAGCCCATTCAGCCAGATTTCATCCGGCTCTAGCTCTACTCGTCCTGGCATCTACTCTACCATCCTAGCGCCCACCAGCAGGGGCATACGCCTTTTGGCCCTATGAGCCTCATCGAACCAGAACCCCGCCTTGGGGTCCCCCTGGGACGCAAGGGCCAACGCCGTTGCATAGGCAATCACGAAGTCGTCGGGAACCTCTGTGGTGCTGGTGTCCGCTGTCAGTAGCGCAGGCTTGTCCCCGCCGCGTATCTTCAGCATCTTGTAGCCAATGGAGCTCTTGGCGCCACCGGTGAGGATCAGGTCTCTTGCGTTCCGATCCACGCTCCAAAGGTGCCCCGGAATCTGCTGCCACACAAAGCTGTCGTTGTTGACCACCCTCATGTCATCTAGCCAGACGGTGCAGGCTCCTACGTCCTGGGTGTACCGATACCCCACCGAGATGATGGCTGTAAGGCTCTCACGCGCCGATAGAGCGACGGAAACGTGCGCCCAGGTGTCTGCGGTCAGGGCAGGGAAGGCCAGCGTCTCTAACGCGCTGGCACAGGCCGCTGTATCGTCCAGAAGGATGTGGAAGTCCGCCGCAGAGGTGGTGATGGAGGACTTGGCCCAGAACTCCAGGTGGGTGTACTTGCTGATGTCGATGGAGGTAATGGAGTCGGTTATCAGGTCGTTGGCCGACGCCCCCGCTGCGATGGTCAGTTTGAGGGACTGGCCCCCCTGCTTCCTGTCCTCGGTGTCCAACGCCTGGGTGATGTTAGCCACCGTGGTCTCATCGAAGGTCGCGCCAAAGGCGTGAATCCGCTTGGAGGCGTAGGACTCCCTATAGGACAGCTCGTAGATAACAGAGATGTTGGATGGAATAGCGAGGCGGGTGCTGCCACCATCGGCAAACAGCGAGGTGTCCTCCACGGGGTCGTAGACCCTGCGCGTTGCCGCGCTGATGGACTGGTTAATGAAGTCGTTGATGCGGGTTGGGTGGTACTTCGCCTCCCACATCTCGTAGGTGTCGTTGGCACTGGTTCCATTGGAGATGGCAGGAGCGAGGGTGCAGTCCGTGCCGATCTGGGCGTAGTCGTCAACAGCGGTGACCTCGCCGTCGTTGTTGCCGGAGGTGAGGAGAATCCACTTCCCGTTGTGGACGTCGTTACCGCCGCGCAGCGTGTTGTCTATAAGGGAGGTGGTATCGCCGTTGGAGGATGCGGAGGAGACGTAAAGGACGTTCGGCCCAAGGTTATACCCTATGTGTGCGCGAAGAGATTCGCGGGTTTCCGCCTGGAGTACCATCTGTCCTCACTATCCCTATTCCTTGTGCTCGGTGTCCAGAACCTCTTTGAGTTCGGGAACCTCACATTCCTGTTTGCCGTTACGCAGAGCCGCCAACTGTTGCTCAAGGTCGCGGATGTGCCGCGCCTGCGCCACACTAATGAGCTTCGCGGCCACCAAAGGGTCGCTCTGCATGAGTGCTATTACGTCCTCCATGCTGACCTGGGTGTTCTGCATCATGCGCTCCTCCTATACCGTGGTATCTAGTAGCGCTCTATAGTGAGCTTAATAATTAGGTCGTCGCCAGCTGACTCACCCGTAATCAGGTGAAGTCCAGTGGCAGGTTCCCCGTGGCCAACGACGGAGTAACGATCGCCTCTGAGTCGCCCGTCCCTAGGTCTGCCATCGCAGGGAAGGTAATGCGCCCAATGAACTGCGACTCGTCGGCGTGCAGAACAGCGGTGTTCGCCACGTTGTCGTTCAGGGCCGACGTCGGGGCCGTGTTGAATAGAAACAGGGTTAGCCCCGGCGTTAGAGCGGTCGTCTCGAAGAGGGCTATGGCCTTGGTGATACGCCCGGAGCCGCCAGGCTTGGACACCACCGGTCGTAGAACGCATGGGCGGCCTCACTGAACTGCCCGAATTGGATTATCTCGCCGTCTCCCTCTACGTATTGGACGCTATAAGTTGGGCCTGGCATAGTTCACCTCACCACCATCTAGCATGGTTATTCTCTTTACGGTACGCCAGTGAAGAGCTGATGTCTTGTAGAGACCCTCCAAGGTCTCGTCGCTGTTCAGGCGTGTGCGGCACGGGCTTCTCGCGTTTCCATCCACGCACCACGCTCTCGCGGGCTAAGTGCTCAAGCTCCTGGATGTACACGGGATCTACCATCTCGTCGTCTGTACCCATGATGAAGGCGGTCTCCGACTTACCAGAGTCGCTGTCTGTGACCTGATAGCCGTACTTGGACACCCAGAGCCCGGTTAATACCATCTCTCGGCGACCGCCTTCTCTCGGCCCTCAATCATGGTCAGCCGCCGTGCGATGTTGACCCGACGTGCCTTTTTGTCCGGCTTCGGGTCTGCCAACGACTTGAGGGCCTTCCGTTCTTGGTCTCGGATTATCCGAGTCAAGTCCTCCGGATCGTGGCGCTCAGGGTGCTCAAAGTACAAGTCCTGAGTGCGCCGTGTTACCGGATGCGTGAGCCTATATTGGGACGGTGATAGCCAGACACCCATTAGGGGCGTTCGCCCTGGTAAGTCACGGATACGCGGTATCCGGCGTTCCCACCAGCCCACTAGATGCCCACCCAGTAGACCGCAGACGACTCGTCCTCAACACCGACCGCATCGCCCATCCAGGCGATAATGCCGTAGTCGATGGTGCCGCTCTGGTCAAGCAGTTCAAGCTCGCCCGCAGTCCCTTGGGTAGTCGGCCCAAGAGGGTTGCCAGCCAGGACAGCCGTCCCCTCATGTAACGTCGCCACGCCGGGGCCGCGAGTCTGTAGCCAGCCGTGTTGGTTGTCGGCCCAGTCCACGCAGGTGGCACCAACGGGAGGTCCGAGCGATGTGGTCGGGTAAACCACCACGTCAAAGCCCATGCTGTGAACAAGCCCCATCTGCTGAGAGGTGGTGAGCGCGGCCACGAAGCCGTCCTCTTCGTCGATAGTCACTGTGCATGTCGCGGAGGTGCCCGCTGTATTGCCCTTGATGAGGTAGTAATGCCCCTCTTCCTCAACGTCGTTCAAGATGAGCATACCGTCGGCGTACTCGTTTAGGGTGGTGGTCAAGCTGGCAATTGTGATGGTGGTGTCGCCTGCCGACACCGCCGCAGCAGGAACCAGGTCAAGGTCGTGCGCGTCGGTGGCGCTAATGTGCGTATGCAGGTTCGCCACTGTCAACGCCTCGCCCGCAATGGCGTACCTAAACCACCGGCCAGGGAACATATAGGCATCCTCCCCCCACCTGGCCCGCTTACCCGTGGTTGTCACCTTCTCCCAGCCGGGCTTTAGTTGCTTGAATCCTGGAAAAGCCATGCCTCTCTCTCCTTTATTTACGGGTTCTTACGCCCCGCGATTAGCCGATACTTTACGGCAGCCTCGGCTATCGTTACGGCTGCACTGCCTTCTTCTGTCGCTTCTTGTACTCCGTCGTGCGAGCGGCGTCGCACCCGTTCTGTTTACAGACGCTACCCATTTTTCTGTTGTAGCGATGAACGTGAGAGCCGTTCGCCCCATTCGGATGCAACTTTGAATACAGCTTAACCGCCTCTGTCACCTGCGGCTCCGTCATTGACCAGCCCCGCCCAAGATACTTGGTTACGTGGTAGGCGTCTGCGGGCAACTTATTAGGCAACGGGGTGCCGTCTTCCTTCCACCACTGCGCCCAGGGCTGCTTATTGCGTATCAGGCCAACCTGAACTCCGGTTGACTTGAATATCTTCTGCTCTTCGTCTTTGAGCACTCTTAGCTCTTCAGCCGTTGGCATCAACTACCTACCTAGGCACTCGTGGAGGGGTCAGCCGCATCGTATGTAAGTCCGGCACCGAGTGAGTCATCTATCTCGAAGACAGCGTAGTCAGAGGTTATGACGACTTCCCATGCTCTCAGGGAGATGTCTTTCTCCCTCTCTACCCTCGGAGCCAGTGACTCAAGTGTGCCCAATGCGGCCTGATTGTCCATGATGACGCCTATCGCATCGTCTGAGGAGTCACGGGTGATGTTCCCAGTCTCGAAGACAGGCACGTCCCATATCTGGTAGCCACGCCACGCCTTACCCATCATACGGGCCGAGAAGCCGTCTGGCAGTGGGCGTATCGTACCGGAGCCAACGGTGGAGAGGTCTCGGGCAAGACGCATTACCGCATTGGGGTGCTGAATGATTATCATGTCCTCACCCATCTTGTCGGTCTTAGCGACGCTGACGCAGCTTGTCGCGTTAGCTGCCGAGAACGCCGCCCCCGCCGCGCCGAAGTTAGTCCCGCCGTTAAGTGACGTGAACAGCGCGATGAGGTCGGTCTCACGTATGCGCTTCATGCCGTCCCCAAGCTGCTTGCCGATCATCTGGAAGCTGGCCGCCATGTTCTGGCGAAGCAGCTTATACGTCAGTATGACCTTGGCACCCACCTCGCCCGGAGTGACCGAGGAGGTGGTCATGCCAATCTCTTCCTCGTCCACGATGTCCACGCCCTCGGTTAGGTTACTGATGGTCATCTGCCCGACCTTCACGTTGATAAAGGTATCGTGACCCTTCTTCAACGTGAAATGTTTGGCGGCGGCCCAGACGGGGGCGTTATGCTCCGCCGTATATCGGGCGCTGTCAATCATCTCCGCCGAGGCATTTTCCAATTGGCCTGTACCACTAGTCTGCGCCATTGTTCATCTCCTATAGGGGGTTGGGTATCTATCCTGATGCCCTCAATCGCTTGCCAAGGGCAGCGTGTTCAGCATCCGTAAGTTCGGTTTCCTTCATGCCTATCGCATGGCGCTCTGCCAACGAGCCAGCACCACCCTGTCCACTTTCGTAGTCCTGCTCCGGCACGGTAGTCTTCGGGATGGCTGCAATTGTTTTCTTCATGCCGTTAATCTCAGCCCTCTGCCTCGCAAAGTCCTCCATGACGTAGGGGTCGTTATATCGCATTAGCTCCGCCGCGGGGAGTCCGAACTTCTCCGATAGGCCGCGAACTACCGCCTGCTTCGACGCTTGCTCAACCTGGCCCGCTATCTGGACCTCAGTCGCACGCCTCTCTTCTCCGGCGACCTGCCGGGCATTCTCATAGTCCATACCCCGCTGCTCTAGCTGGGCCACTCTACGAGCCTCATCCTGAACGATGCCCTGCTGCTGTGCCCACTCGCCGTACTGAGCCTGGCGCTGTTCAAGCTCTGCGTTACGCTGCCTGAGCGTCTTAAGCTCAGTAGGCGCAGGAGCCTCCTGGACTGTCTCAGGCGACGCAGGGGAAGGAGGAACAACCCCAGTCGTCGGAGCAGCCTCAGGAGACTCCACAGGTGCCTCGGCCCGAGGCCCTTCCACGGAAGGGTCAACGGGACGCTCTTCCTCAGCTACATCGTCTGGATTGTCGTAGTCGTTAACTGATACCATATCAACCTCGTTTTGAACAAATAAAAAACGCTCATGGAACTAGCCCATGGACGCTTCACCCTGGTCGTCTATATGTTCAGTTGTCTAGGACTCTACCATAACCTTTTCCAGTTTGTCAAATTTCGCAAGTCGGACGGGGTGCTTACTGTTCATACAGCCTCCATTATCCAAGAGGATAGCAAGCATTTCCCGATTAGAAGCCCGACGTCCAAGTTGCTTAAAGATGGCGTCTCGGCACTCGGCATACACCGTACCCTTTACCCTATCGAACATCCCTTTCTTACACATCTCTCGTCACCCTTCTCAGACTCATGGATATATCCACCGTGAAACTCATTATCGGCCTCAGGATACATTGCCACATACTCCTCTGCATCAAAAGCCACCAAGGTTCTATCGGTGTCTCCGCCTTCATATTCCCTCTCAACCAAGGCCCAGGCTGGGACAGGACGAAGGCCTTCCGTGGGTGCGTCAGCGCTGAACTTATCTGTTCCTTTACGATCATAACTCCTCCTTACTATCGCTCCAAATACGGCGTATCTGACATAAGCGGCGGGTGCTGAGACGGCCGCGGCGGAGTGCCCGCAGGCGCTGGGGCGGCAGGAACACCAACCTTCTCGGCCTGCTGCCCCTCTAGGTAAAAGAGCCTACGAGACAGCTCGGCAAGGTCTGGCCTGCCCCTAGCCTGGAAATATCGCTCTCTGGCCCCCTGAGAGGCCTGTACTTCCAATATCATCCAGTTGGGCATCTTGGCTAGGACAGCTCTTGGGATGGGATACCGGTTCGTGTTCCTCAGCACGTAGCGTTGCTGCTCAATCGTCCAATCTCGATAGAGCTTTCTCAGCTTCCGTTCCACAAGCTCTCGAACAGACTCCCAATACTGGTCTCTAGTGTCGGGGTCGTCGAATATCACATGGTTGTGCTGGGCCAACGCTCTGCGGTTCGGGTCCGAATCGTTCACGTCGTCCGGCTCAAACTCTCGGTCTATTCCCGCCTCTCGTCTACGGCCTCTGGCGTAGTCCTCAATCGCACGGTACTTTACCCACGTAATCTTCTTCCGTGTGGCTAGCACCAACAGCTCCTGCCGGCGTTCCTTCTCAATCTCATCTAGGGCAGCGAAGTAAGTGGCGAACTCACGACCTCGGCGCACCTGCTCGTCCTGAAGTGGCTGAAGTTCTCCCTTCATCACCTCCCTGAGAAGCTGCTTCTCCTGAGGCTCTAGGTCAGTGTAGGGCTTCCCCATTTCCCTCTGGGCCTCGGCCTTCAGGATATCAAAGCTACCCTCGGGATAGGTTCTGCCCCCAAAGAACTCGGCACCAGCCCGGATGCCTCGACCACCAAGTGTGCCCCCTTCGTACAGGGCGCTAAACAGCCAAATGGGGATTACGTTCTCTCCGAACTCTCTGACTAGGCTACGGGGGTCGTTCAGCTTGACCGGCTCTCCTATATAGTTTCGGCCTGTGAATATGTCCCAGGCCGTGCTAGGTCCCGCCGCTAGCTGGCTCCGCACCCACTTCACGAGTGGGTTCTGTTGAAATTCAGAGAAGTCCAAAAGGTTCTGAGAAGGTGACGGTTCCGCTAGGCCAACAGCCCCAAGGCCAGTCATCACCATGCGTCCCAGCATCCGAGCGTCGGATACGAACTTGGACCCGGGCCCAACCATCTGCCCACCAAAATTCCAGAGCAGAAACCGTGACGAGGCTGGATTCAGGCCCTCAATCAGCTCTGCCCTAATCTCTTTCGTAGACTTCCCTCTTTGCACTCCCAGCGCTATAGTAATCCCCGCATAGCTCATAGTGACGCCCGCAACCAGGTGAGCATAGGCCCTACGAGCCAGCTCGCCACGTAGCTCACCCTGGAGAGTGCCTGCGTGCAGTGCGGCCACCGCCCTTCTATATCTCGGGGCCAGAAAAAGTGCTGACTCCGTCATCCTTTGCGTAGGGGAAACCCCAAGACGGGCCGAGGAGGTTAGCCCCCTCATCTGGTTCACATAGTCCACAATCGCATTCAGGCGCGCAGGGTCCCCGCGCGCAAGTGGCCTCAACGCCTGCGCTAGGTCTATTCCAGCACGAGTGAGTGTGGTCTCAAAGGCTATCTGGAACGGTCGCAGCGGTGCGCCGAAAACGCGCCCGAACAGACCCTGTGTACCAAGAAGCCCCTGCCGTCCTAACGCCTCTGTAAACTCAGTGGAGCCCTCCACGGGCATAATCAACCCACGCATTTCCTGTATAAGATCGTTGTTACGAGCCATTAGCTGGGCTTGGTGCCGCCGAGCATTCGCAGGGCTTAGGATACCCCGTCCGAGCGTTTCAGCAAACTCGGCGCCGCTTCGGAAGAAAGGCCCTGGATGCCTAAATGCTGCCGCAAGAAGCTGAATAGTGAATAGCGACGCATCCCCAGCCAGGGCGAATATACGCTGCACCGAGTTCAGCTTATTGATGCTCTGAAGGATAGCCGGAACGCGCCCTGGCTCCATCATGCGCCGTACCTGCGTAGCGAACTCTGAGGCCCCCGTACCCTCAAATACCCGCCTAGGAAACTGTTCAGCAAGCTGATGGCCGTATCTCCCCGCAGCCTCACCAGGCCTCAGCCCACGAGTAGTAACATCCTCGGGAAGGTTCTTCAGAACCCAATCGTAGGTCTTCTTATTGACGACTCTAGTGATGACCGCATTCGCCTTCAGGGCCACTGCCTGCTCATATGGTAGGTACACGAAGTCGTGCCGTTGCGCCTCTGTGATGTTCTTGAACTTACGAGTCTTCTCTGTATCTATCTTCCCCAGCAGTCGCTTGGGCCTACCGCCAACAAACCCCAACTCTACCAACTCACCTTCTGGCGTGAGTTTCCCAACTACCGTACGCCCTGCGTACCGCTCTACCTCTTCTAGGGGAATCTTATTTATATCCACCTTGGCACGTCGAAGGAACTGGAATATCTCTTCTTCCACGTCGCCCTGACGGGCTAACCACTGACGTTGTGGACCTGTAAGTTTGGCAGCAAATCTAGATGGACTCTCCGCCACTTCATTGACTGAAAACCCAGCAAGGGGCCCCCTGGTGAGTTTGCCTGTTGCAGCGTTCGTAGGCCCGAAGAGATTATCCATCTGACCCACAGAGAGCGGATGGCTCATTATCCCACGAACCTTCTCAGTGCCCTCATGAATGAGCTGTTGCCTCACTACCGCTGCCTTCTCTATCGGCGTCGTCACCACGGATGCAGGGTTAGCAAGATTCAGAATCTTGCCTATAACAGGAACATCGCGTAGGGCCTGAGCAACCCTACGAGCGTTGTTAGGCTGAAAGGCTACCGATACCTGTGTGTCGAAGTCCTGAAGGTCGGTCAATAGCCGCCCACCAGCAGGCGGCTGATGTGGCGGTCTCACCGTAGGCGGTGCGCCGCCTGGTGGCTCTGCCACCCCCGGAGGCGCTACCGCTGCTTCTGGGACTACCGCTGCAGAGCGTAATGGTTTCTGAGTAAGCGGGATGAGTCTTTCCCTCAATATTGGTAAATTCTCGAATGTCTGTGAAAGATTCGGA